TGCATCCAGTACTGCTCCAATGAACGAGGACACAACTCCTCTTGCACTTTCACCCGCGCCACGCTGATGTTACGCTGGCTGAACGTGGTTGTACCTGACGCATTCCACGCGCAGGTGGATGCGGCTTGGAATACTGCATCGGTGTCCATTAAGTTCAACGATTCCTCGTACTTAACGCCAACGCGCTTTTGCATCAATGACTGCGTTTTTGCGTCAAAGACGGCTTTGGTCAGCAACGGCAATCGCTGTTGCTCGACATAGGACGTTAGTCCCCCAAGTGAAAATGCCATAATCTTTTTATTTTAGGTTTTTAAGGTTATTTGTTAATGCTTCAAAATTCGTGTTGCGCGACAGCTTGATGTTCTCGACAATTGCGTCACTGGTGCGCTTGCGTGGCTCTGCGGTTGGTACTTTGCTCATCTTCTGAACCTCGGCATCCAACTGGTCAAAGCGCGCGGTATTGGCTTCCATCGCCCCTGCCAACTTCGACAATATCTCCTCCAACCTCGCTTCCAATGCCGCAATTCTCTCCTCGATTTTATTCCCTGCTTCGGGCATCCCTTCGCCTTCGGGCATCCCTTCGCCTTCGGGTGTGACTTCGATTTCCACTTCTTGTGCCGCTACACCTGCTGGCAGGTCACCCACTTCGACAATCTTGCCGCCTTCGGTTGTGATAACCCCAACTTCGGGAACAGTGTGCTGTCCGTCAGGCGCAGGCAGCATTCCTTCTTCGGTTATGACGAATACAGGCGTGCCTGCAACAAGGTCGCCATCCACGCGCACCATCGTGCCATCTTCCAATTTGTAATCTGCAAAGTTTTGCGGCGTTGGCGTTGCGGTAAACTTCCGCAGTGCGTCAGCCAGTTCAGTCAAACGATTTGCTATGCTCATAGGGTCGCTTTTAGATTAAATACCACGCTGTTTGATAGTATGCAAAAAAACGCTGAACGCCTCTTCAAGGCTTGCCATCGCCGCTTCTAAACTGGATTCAGTTGCCTGCATCCCAAAGTAGCCCTCAATGCTGAACCCTGTGAACTGGTCGCGCTCTTCCCACACCTTGTCATTCTCAACCTTGAACGAACCAAACCAACTGCCATCAGGCGCATCTTCAAATCCCTTCGGTGGATTCACGCCACGCTCGCGGTCAATCAGGTAGCTTTCAAACATATACACGCCATCCAGCGGCTTGCTATGTTCGGCGTTCACCTTCGCTTGGTTCTGCTGTTTAAAGTACTTCTGCACCATCTTGCGGATGGTGTCCTTGTCGAACATCACGTAGTACTTACCCCGCGTGTCATCCTGTCTTATGATTGGCGTATCTGCCAGCATCAGCGGGCCTGTCAGGATGCGAAGTGCGGCATCCTCAGCGAAGCGGTGTTGCTTGGATAGGGCAATGAATGGTCGCTCGATTGCGGGTGATTCAACTAAACTGACGTAGCTGACGCCTTCGCCATCCTCATCGATTGTCATTAAGTAAACAGGTAGCTCTTCCATATCGTCAAATACCATCACGCGCCTAACGTTGCAAATTCACTCATTCGCCGTAGCCTGCCGCTTACACTGCGAATGTCTGATTCAACCACATATGCCCTCATCCCTTGCCCTTGTCCGTTAGCAGGTGGGTTCAGCAGCTGACTGTTTGGCGTGGTTGCTGTTGGTGCTGGCATAGCCACATCGCCGACTGATGACCCACCGCCTCCACCTCCACCGCCTCCGCTGTTTGCGCTTGATGATTCAAATTGCTGGTTGCTAATAGCCTTCACCCTTACCAATGCCGATGCCGCCGCCGCCGCCGCCAAGATAAACGACAATGGTGGTGGTGCTGATTTGAACGCCTTTTGGGTTGCGACAATTCCATCGATTATCGCTGTTCCCATCGATGCCTTCTTGTTGATGTCAAACGCTCGCTTCTGCGCCTTTTCACTTTTTCCGCTGAACAGCGATGTAATGTCGGCAATGCCTTGCAGTGTTGCCTTGGCCCTATCCACGCGGCGTTGCGCCCGCATTTCTTCCAGTGCCTCCGCGCGCTGTTCCTCGGCCATCAGTTCTTTAACTCCTGACCTTCTGACAACGTTTAACCCCTGTTCAACTTTCTCAACGCTGTTGACAAACTTACTTACGCCATCCACGCGCTCCAAGTACACCAAATCCTCGGCATCCTTCAATGCTTGCTCGCGCATTTTGCGCAGTTCAACCATCCGCGCATCGTGCGCCTTTTGGTCTTCTTCTTGCTTTTTTAACTGCTGTTCCTTGACGTATGTTTCGTACTGCGCCCGCAGCAGATTGTGCTGATGGCGTGCCTCGTCTTGTTCCTGCGCTGTCTTTGCCATCCGCATCCGTTCACGCGACAGTTCGAACTCACGCGCAAAGATTTGCTCTTGACTTGCACCTCGTGCCTTCAATATTTCAATCTCGCGCTCCATCGCCTGTGTGCCATCGGCAATCGCCTTGTTGCTTTCGGTCTTGATGCCAAGGAAACGCTTGACCGCACCCGTTAGCTTATCGAAGTTCTCAATCAGCAAGCCAATAGCCACCACAGCCGCGCCAATTCCAGTCGCAACCAATGCCAACCTAAATGCCTTCATCGCGCCTGTGCTCGTGCCAACTGCCAACGCATACGCTCGCTGTGCCACCACGTTCAGATTCACCATTACAGCCGAATCCTTGTTCAACACGTTAGCGACCGCCTGCACGCCGTTCAGCAACGCCAATGCACCCTGCACCTTCATCATCGCCTTCTGCAAGTCCTCATTCTCATCGCCAAACAACGCCGCCGCACCCTGCGCCACTGCGAATGCACCCGCCAAACCCTGACCAACGCCAAGCAATGTATCGAGCGTTCGGGTGTCCGAAGCCATCGCCTTGATCTGCGCTTGCGTGTCGCCGATCTGGTCGGCTAATCCCCCTGCTTGCGTCTGCAACTGCCGAAAGCGGTCGGTGTTGCGCTGTCCTGACTGCTCCAACTGCTGCATCTCATCGCGCAACGATTTAAGTTGCGACCTTGCCGATTGCGTGCCTTTCTGCGTTTCGTCTTCCAATCGAAGACCAACGACAACGGTGTTTTTAATGTCTGCCATTAGCGTACCTGTACTGGTGTTGTGTATGTTGGAATGACCTCGCCATCCACTTCGGATTCAAGGTTGTAGTTCAAATTCGGTGTTACCGTTTGCGCTGTAAATTCGGCAAGGTTCAGGATGCGGCGAAGCGTTACCCTGCACATCACGTTCTGACCAACACGATAGTCGCTGATTTCCAATAACCGCCATTTAACTCCGTGCCAGTAGACAGGGATGCGGAAGTCAAGTGCCGCGATGTCGGTCACCGTTAGCAGGAAGGTAGCTTGAACGGTCATCGCTTCCTTGCTTGCAATCTCCTCGATGTAGGTCTTCCAGTAGCCGTTGAACAGGTTGTTGTTCGTGTATGGCGTGTAACCGCCCTGACCATCGGGTAACGCCCAGTAAATCTGCTTCGGCATTCCAAATGCCAAGTCCTGTTGTGGGTCATAAGGATTGTCAACGTGGCCGATGTAGGGAAGTGTGTTTCCGCTTACCCAGCCGCTTATGTTCGTGCCGAAGTTACTCACCCAATACCAAGTTTCAGTTGAACCGCTCGGCGCAGGTGTCATCTCAACGTAGTTGTACTGCGCGATTCGATAGCCTGTCTTCATCGTTTTCAGCGTGCCATCATCCTGCACATCAAAGGTGCGACCAAGCACGATGTTGGTGCGGTACTGCGCAGGGATAACAGTGGCGCACTTGGTTTCGATGCGCTGTTCACCAACGCCGTAGAAGTTGTCCGTGTCAAAAATCCTGCACCCATAGCCTTCCTGCCACGTTGCTTGATAGCTTTTGGCTAACGCCTCACCGCCATTTCGGTATGCAAATGTGAACTGCTTGCGAAGTTCAGGGTCGCCCATTGTGATAGTCATCTCCTGTGCTTCGTCAGATTTCTGCGACCAATCCACCACGCCGCTGGTATAGAACTCGTTAAACGGCTCGATGTAAATTAGCGTTGGGTCAAGCGGTGATTGGTAGAAGTACAAATTGAACATTTTTTGCAGGTCGCTGAGCAGGTCAATCTGCAAGGTGTCGGCGGGTAATGCCGTGCGCATATCGATGTTTTGATTAAGCATCGAATAACGTTGCATTAGAGTTGTCTGAAAGGTACTACCGCTAACCAGTGACATCCCGCCTTCGTTAGCAGTTACCACAACTTTCAGTGTTTCGTTGGGGAGCAGAAATACAGTGCGGTCAATGCTATGCCGAAAGAAAAGTGATGTTTGACCAAGCGTTTCGGTTATATCATTGCCATCAACGTCTTTTTTGACTGTTCCGCCGCTATTCTGAATTTCAACGGTAAATTGACTTGCATCCGTTGCGCCTTGCAAAAGCAATTCAACGTGCAAGTTGTACAAGCCGCCATAACCGCTTGCGGCAGTAAACACCCCTGTACTTGTGTCCATCTTGCCATTATCGGAATTGTAGAATGGCGATGTGGTGTCGTTGAAAATTACGTCATAAGTCCACGCGGCATCTGATGTATAACCCGATGCGCCGACATAGCATTTGTCATCGCCGCTCACATACGGAAAAGCATCGCCCGCATACGGAAGGACAAGCCGCTCAAATTCGGTGCTTTGAAAGAAGGTGGATTCGTAGCGGTAGCCGTGTTGCGCAAAGATTAGGTCAACCATCTTCTTGACCCAGATATTCGGCCTAAATAGTTCAATCGGTATCAGCCTGTCAAAGGCGTAATTGAGCGCGGTAAACAACGCGGCAAACGGGCCAACAGGCGTTTGACTGCCCAAGACGTGACCCAAGCCAATCGCGTCAGTAATGCCATACACATACCCGCTTGCATCGCTGAACGTGTCATCCCAACTGCCTGTCACCAGCGATTCGGTAAAGGTGTGGTTCATACCTGTCACGCCAACCGTGTCCACCAGTTTCACTCCTTCCATCGCTTTGAACAGGCTCACCTCCTCGCCGTAGATGCCAACTTCGTAGGTTGCCACCCCTCGCGTTACTGACATCGACAGCATCTGCATCGTGCCTCTGAACACTTGCACTCCATCATTCCACAAAGCGCACTTGACCTGCTTGTTTGGCGTAAACCCACCCACGAAAGATTGCACGTTGTAGGCGTAGCGGAAGGCGATGTCGTTGCCTTTGCTGGATGGCAATGCAATAGTCTTGCTAAACGCACCCCGCCGCTTGGTGATGTCAGCCAAATCCTGAACGCTGAACGTGATG